TTACCGAGCGGGCATAGTTCCGCTCTTTTCAACTCTGGCGAGACATGTTAAAACAATTCTACGAGAAAGCATTGCCTACGCAGGGTGTCTATTGCATAACAAGCATTGGGACTGACAAAAAGGTTTCAAACAAATTTGCAGAGACACTTGACGACGTATTTGCACAGATAGAGACGTTCAAGAAAAAGGGAGCCAACACTTTTGTTGCGCTTGGAACGTTTGAGGGTTACAGCAGGAAAGCAGACGACTGCCTCTTCGTGCGATCGTTCTTCATCGACTTAGATGTTGGTGCGGGAAAAGACTATCAGTCAAAGGGCGATGCACACACAGCGCTCTACAAACTGGTTGGCGAGACTGGGTTACCTGACCCAGTGGTGATTGACTCAGGCGGCGGGATACATGCTTACTGGATCATGGACGAGGATATCCCCAAAGATATTTGGAAGCCCGCCGCAGAGATATTTAAAACTATCTGCCTTGAGCACATTGCAATCGATCCAGTAGTCACAGCAGATGCCGCTCGTATCATGCGCGCACCTGAGACGTTCAACCACAAGTTTGATCCGCCCGAGCCAACGTCAGTTGTCAGTGACGAGATTCATGTCTATAGCTGGATGGAGTTTAAATCGTTTCTTTACGGCGATATAGACGAGATCATACAAAGCCCACGATCACAAGAGTCAGAAGATATTCTTGCAAGCGTATCCAAAGGTATTGACGAAGACACCAAAGCAATTCTGAAGCTAGACAACTTTGCAAAAACATTTGAGGTGTTAGCGCAAAAGAGTGTTGACGAGGAAGGTGGCTGCGCTCAGATTAAATACATCTGCGAGAACGCCGCCTCTTTAGAAGAGCCGTTGTGGCGGGCAGGCCTATCCATCGCTAAGTTTTGTGATGATGGCGCAACTGCTATCCATGAGTTATCCAACCCAGACCCAAGATACGATCATGCTAAAACAGAAGAAAAGGCAGATGCCATTCCTGCTCCACGAACCTGTGAGTGGTTCATCGACAACTACCCCAGTCGATGCGATGGATGTCAGTACAGAGGAAAGATCACAAGCCCAATTGTGTTGGGTAGGCAATTTAAACCAGCCCCCGCGACAAATAAAGAGGACGCAGTTTGGGAAGTCCCGAATACCCAAAAGGTTCCTGATTTCCCAGAGTACCTCTACCCCTACGTCCGAGGAGTGAACGGAGGCATCTACTTTGTTCCCCCCGCCAAAGTTGACAAGAAGGGTGTCAAGCACCAAGATGATCCTGTACTTATTCTCTCTAGCGATCTTTACCCGCTGACGCGCATGATCAGCCCACATGACGGCGAGTGCTTGCAGATGCGGTACGAGTTGCCGCACGACGGGTTCCGTGACTTCCTGCTTCCTATGAAAAGCGTCTACGCAAAGGAAGCGTTCAAAGCAATCACGACCAGCAACGGCGTATTGTTTGCATCAGTAAATGACCAACATCTTATGAACTACATCATCAAATGGGGGCAGTACCTCCAGACAACTGACAAGGCGTTGCAGATGCGCATGCAAATGGGATGGACGGAAGAGCGCACATCTGATAACTCCAACTGGGACAAGCGTAGCTTCGTTATTGGCAAGAAAGAATACACGCTATCAGGTGAGATTCTTGATGCGCCATCGTCACCATTTGTTCGCGGCTTATCCAAGCACCTGACACAGGCTGGCACGTTTGCGCGTTGGCGTGAGTCGATGGACTATCTGAACAAGCCAGAGTTTGAACTGCATGCCTTTGCGTCTATGTGCGGGTTTGGCTCTCCATTGATGCCCTATACGTCAACTTCCGGAGTGACTGTGAGCCTTACTGGGCGCTCTGGCAATGCCAAGACCGGCGCAATGTACGGCGGTCTGAGCATCTTTGGGCATCCTAAGGACTTGAGCGTGGTGAAGGCTACAGACAACGGCTTAACAGGTCGATACCTTGGACTGCACAGTTTGATGTTTGGTCTTGATGAGGTGGGCGACAAAAAGCCAGAGGAGTTGGGGCAGTTGATTCACAACGTGTCTCACGGCAAGGCCAAGATTCGTATGCAAGGTTCGGTCAACGCTGAGCGTGAGTATGAGATGTCCGCGTCGCTGATTGCTATGTTAACTAACAATCACTCTGTCTACGGTAAGCTTGACTCTCTAAAGGCTAGCCCCGATGGTGAGGCGGCTCGTGTGATTGAGTTCTTAATCCACAGACCTAGCCTGCTCAATCAAGACGGCAAGATGGGCAAGTACATCTTTGATGCGTTCCGCTTCAACTACGGGCATGCGGGGCCAATGTACATCAAAGAGATTCTAAAAGGCGGCGACAACTATGTGCTTGACCACATAGCCAAATGGGATGAGAGGTTTGAGAAAGACTTTGGCATCTACGCTGAGTACCGCTTCTATCAGAACTTGGTTGGCTCAACGTTTGGCGGCGGCTCCATCGCTAATGAACACAACATCACGGGCTACGACCTTGAACGCATCTACCATCACACTGTGCTGGCAATGATTGAGATCAGGGATAAGGTTGTGAAGGTTAACCGCACAGACTACCCATCCCTGCTTGGCGACTTCATCAACAAGAATATGGGCAACATACTTGTACTCAAAGACGGCAAGGTCACGATGGAGCCACGGGGCCAGCTTGTAGGGCGCATCGTCAGTGAAGAAGGTCTCTTGCAAGTGTCTAAGACTGAGTTCAAGAAGTTTCTTGCAGAGCGTCAAGTGAGCTTGCGTGAGTTTGAGTTTGATATGCGTGAGAAGAAGATTCTTGTAGACGACAAGAAGGGACGCCTCACTACCGGGTGGAAGTCAGCTATCAGCGTCGACCCTGCATATCTCTATTGGTTCAAGACTGAGATTCCAAGCGAACTGTTTAATGAATCCTAGTGACATTAAAGAACCAGAGTGGATATTCCCGTTTGATGCAATGGAGGTGGGGGAGAGTTTTTTCATTCCCACCTTACGCCCTGCCGAAATAATCTACGCCCTAGAAAGCGGAGCCAAGCGCGCCGAGGTGAGAGTCAAGTGCTACATCACGCACAAAGACAATCACATCGGAGTCCGCGCTTGGCGCATCCGTTAGTCTTCTAACCCATATGCTTTGAAGTCTTCTACCATCATGTGCTTCAATAAGTTTTGCTCCATGATGGTTATCTTCAATAAGCTGTCACGGTCTTTTGGACTGAGATATCTCATATTACGAATCTCAGTGGCTTTCTGACGTAACTCATTAAGCTCGCCTTGGCGTTCTTGGTAGATGTCTACAATCTTTGGCACAAGCGGATTTTTACTGATGTACTCACCATACAGCTCGGGACTATCTGCTTCTAGAGTAGTTAGTCGCTGATTCATCTCTTTAATCTTAACCTCCATCTTGCCATACTCACGAGAGTCAACGTTGGTTTTAGCGCCAAAGAACGAACCAAACAACGGTACGTCTGTCTTGGGATTAAACGTTTTCTCGCCTTGAGCAAGGTCGGTAAGGCTGTACGGCAGTTCAAGGAACATCTTGGCTATGCCGTCCAAGTAACTGTTCGTAAAGAAATACAGAGTGTTGGGACTCATGTTAATCGCACCGAGACTTTGACGATATATGTCTTTTGAAAGCGCTTTGTACACCTCTGGAATACGATCCCCGCCAGTAAATGCTTCGCCAAGACGACGAGTGGTCGCACTGTTAATAGCCTGCCCCACGCCGTTTGTGTTCATCAAGTACTCAACAACAGGACGCAACACAGTTGGCATGATTGAGTCAACCGCCCACTTCATTGGGGATTCTGTTACTTCAATCTTAGAGATAGGCAGCGGCAAGAAAGAGTCAGCAAGAATGCTGGACACAATGTTACCCATACCTTCTTTGAACGTTGTATTGCCAAACCCAATACCGCAAATCTGCGCACCGATGGAAGCGAAAGCGCCAAGACCAAAGCCCCAAGGAATTTGGAACACAACATCTTTGCCTAGACCTAATTGCTCAGAAACTTCATTAGGGATGTGGAACCTAGCAAACCGGGTCCACTGCTGCATGTTGTCGCTCTTAGTAGAGTTACGCTCCCAATCATCGTCAGGAGACATCAACATTGACATTGTCCACAAGAACACGCCACCGCCAATTAAAGCAGTGATCATGCGCTGTGCGTTTTTACGCTCCTGCCTAAAATTCTTCATGTACTCTTCAACTGCCGCTTCGTCGTTAGCAATTTGTGGAGGTAGGTCTGCGCGTTCTTGCTTCTCAGTTGTAAATGCAGGAAGAACCGCTTCAATGGCACGCACCGCGCCCGTAGCAGAGGGACGGATAAACATGTACGCTGCACCAAGTTCGCGCCCGTACTCACCAACTTTTTCAAAGTTAGCAAGGTTCTTAACAAACGCCGCCGCTTCAGTTGAAGCAGCTTCTTCCGCTGGAGACATTTGATCTTCTGGGCCACGTTTGTTAGACATGCCCTTAGCGATGTTTTTCTTTAGTGCCTCTTGCTTGTACATGCTATAGGCAACAGCACGACTGCTGAATTCAAACATGTTGTTCCAGCTATCAATCAGTCGTGTAAAGCCTTCATAGGTAGCAACAATACGCGATTGATTAAGTCCTTTATTCAACGCTTGGAGGTTTGAGCTTAGTGAGAAGCCTTCCATGTACACAGTCTTACCACCAAAGCGCAAGTACTCTAGTAGGTCGCGTGTGTATGGATCGTTCTTTGCTCGTTGCTCCAAGATACGCATGCTTGTTGGGTCGCCCTTCTCATGCAGGAGGGCAACTTCCATTGCTTTGCCTAACCCGTTTTTTGCAACTTGAGTAGAGATGTTGGCAATGTATGCAAGCGATTTAGCTGGGCCGAGCTGGCGGCTAGTGCCGATGTTCCAAGCGTTGGTTAACGCATCGCGTACAAAGTTGAGGGGCGCAAAGTTGTAGTTGAAACGTGTGTGCGTTGCGCCAAAGAAACCAGTTACAGCGTTAGCCATCTCAAGCATAGGGCTTGCATCGCGGAACGAATAGCGCAGCGCTCGCAAGACGTTCAAGTCGTTAATTTTGATGATGTCAATTGAGCCATCTTCGTTGTAATGGAAAAGGTACGTGCTATTAGCGCCTTTGTACTTGGCCAAATTTGCTACGTTACGTTCTGCAAATTTAATATTGTCTACTACGTCGCCCGGTATTAGGCCAGCTTCAACAGCATTTTTAATTGCCTGCGTGTAGTCTTTTCTACCGGCCCGCGCCGCTGAGCGATACGCATCGTTGAGCAGTCTTAGGAAAGGATTGTCAGCAGCAGTGAAGCGACCATCCGCAGCGTGAGGAGTGTCTTGCATCTCAGCGCCGTTTACTTCGCTGTTCAGATCACTCATGTCATCTACAAGAGTTTTAGAGATACCTTTGAACGGCATGTAACTTTGATAGTTGTACATACCCACAAGATTAGACACAGGTGTTGACCAGTAGTTACCAATCTTATCCATCTTCATTGTGGCGTCGCTAATAATCTTAGCTTGAGCAAACATCTGCTCAATTAATTCGCGCTCTGCAACAGGTATGTTTGCGTAGTCTTTTAACCGTTGATCAATATCAACCTTATCTAAACCTAATGCGTTGTATATATAGCTGTCTTCCTCAATAGAATACCCTTTTGCATCCGCCCCCTGCGCGTCGTACTTTTTCTTAATCTTCTCGTAGCTTTCAGCGCGAGGTGTATCACCAAGTGGGTCGGCATGACCGCCATCTTTTGGTGCTTTAGCAAGGATTTCTAGTTCTTGAAACAGCGCTGTCTGTTGCGCCTTAGTCAGCTCAACTTTGTGTATCAACCCCTCTGCGCCGGTACGTGGGTCGCCCAATATATCAATACGGCGTTGCGCCGCACTGATTGGTTTGCCGTTATGAACTAAATCTTGTTTTGTACTCAGAGGTACACCAAGTACCCAGTTGACATGGCGGCGCTCTGGCTCATGCCTCATCTCTGAAATCTGTTGTAGCAGATTCATAGCCTGTTCAAACTTGTAGCCAGACGCTTTTAAATATGCTTGAAACGTAGCCCGCATATCGTCCATAGGCTTTTGGAGTTCCGCAGTTACATAGTTCTTGGCCTTGCCAACAGACAGATCACGTTCTTCGTCCCAGTTTGTAGCGCCTTTGGTTTTGTCACGCTCAATATTTCCAGCCTTATCTTGTTTCATAAACAGACTACGCGAGAAGTAACCCCTGTCTTGAACGTTTTTAGCTACGGTTCTCCAACCTTGACGAGTTGTCAAAGTTTTGTACAGCGTGTGTGATCGCCTAGTTGGGTTTTCTTTTTCGCTTAATGCGGTTTCTTTTGCATTAGGGTCTAATCCTCTTGGCTCTACCTTGTCTGTAGCTTTTAATGGCGCTTTAGATGGTAACGCCGGAAGGTAGACTGGCTCAGTTGGTTTGACAAGGATGTCTTCAAACGCCGCTGAAATTTCCATCAAGTAGTTAGTGTCGGCGCTTCTATCCAGCTTGCCTTTAATCAAATACTCATCGCGCACTTTAAGAATGCGCGCGATTGCCAATTTAAATTTAGACCACTGAGACTTACTCTCAGGCAAAATCTTGCCAACAGTTTCTGTGATGGTGTTTTCTTTACCGTAAACACCTTTAAGTAGGCGCTCTGCGCCAGCACCCGCAACAGACTCATCATGTAAGTCCTGTTGCAGTTGGGCACTAGTCAAAGCATAAGACACAAACTCAAACAGATTCTTGTATGCCTCGGGATGGCTCTCAGCAAGTGACCCACGGGTATCTTCCATGATCCGCTCTAACTGCCTGACGCCAGCTAACTGCAACTGGGACAGAGAGCCCTTGTTACCGTACAAGTACTCATTGATAACCTTGACCGTACCTGCGTGGATGATCTCGTGCAGGATAGTGTTGCTACTCAGACCTTCTCTGGTAATGTAGATAACATCTTTGACTGGGTCGTATTGCGCCAAGTCACCTTCAATTTTCTCAGACTCAACAATCTGTATCTTAGTGTTGAGCTTCATAGCGGCAAGAGCCTGCGCCACCGTCTTCATGATCCGTTTGGTAGGCGCTGACTTAGAGTCCAGCTTAACGTTGCTCATATAGTCCAGCACACCTTGCAAGTCTCCAGACACAATCATCTGGATGACACTGTTAGGTAGAGAATTAGCAAACGGTTTGTTACGCTCAAAAGCTTCACGCGTTTTGCGATCACGCTCTTGCTGTTCTTCGGACTTGAGGCGCACTTCTTCTTGGCGGTCAATGATGTTTTGCTTCTCGCGCTTTTCACCCTCAGACAATTTCTTACTATCTTGAACAAGTTGATTAGCAAGTTTTGCAAAGGCAATAGTCTGCTGCGCGCCAGCCAACGTAGGCAGGTTTTCCAAGAAAATATTTTTTTGCTCTTGAGTCAGCTTGGGCCAACTTGGGAATTCAACGCCAAACATCTTGCTGTAATCGCTACGACCTTCTTCGTATTGGTTGACAGCGCGTCGTTGCTCAGCAGTGAGCTTCTCTTTGTTACTGCCGCCTGTTTTTTGTAAATACGCCTGTAAAGCTGCGGCGGCTTTTTGATGTTCGCGCCTGCTACTACCAAACGTCCTTTTACCGTCCACCAGTGGGCCAGCCGATATGTTGCCAAAGTAAACGTCTTTGTAGTCAGCCGAAAACTTCTTTGAATACTCAGGCAATTCACGCTGAACAGGTCCGTGTTTTTCTAGCGCATCTTCGGCGTCATTAACTGCTTTAAATGCAGCCTCTTCTTCTTGGCCTGCTTCCGCTTGATCGTATGCGGCTTCGGCGGCATCATACGCAGCAACAAGCTCGTTGCGCGTCTCGTTCGCAGTTCTAACCTGCGGGTTTATTTCGTCCCGCATCTCGTTGTACAGCTGCTGGTCTTCTTTACTAATGTCGTAGTCAGGAATAGTTCTAGGCTTGCCTTTTTCGTTAGTCAAAGACTCTTTGTAAGCCTGCACGCGTTCTTGGTCTTGTGCTACGCCAGTTGCTTCCTCGCCCTCCACTGCATATGGTAGTTCGCCTTCTTCCAAGAAATCTTTCTCAATGCTCTTAGTCTCGCGGCGTGCGGGTAGCGTACCTGTAACACCTTGCTTAGCTAGAAACTTATTAAGGTAGTCTTTTTCTTTAGTAGCATCTTTGCCAGCCGCTTCAAGCTCTGCAATAAGAACTTGACGACGAGCAACTTCCCCCTGCCCCTCAGGAGATAAATCTGAAATCCTTTTAGGCGTTACTGCTGTTCCGGCTGCTGATGTCGTTTGTCCTTGCGGCGCTGCTTGCTTGGCTTGAGAGGTCGTAGTGCCACTTGTTGTTCCTTGAGGTGGTAGAGATTTAATAAACGCGTCAATATTGGCGGCTACTTCTGGTGAGCCAGCATATTTAGTAATAAGTTCAGCGGGGGTTGCTCCAGCGTTATATTCATCCGTAATGATGCGCTGCGATACAGGGCTTATTAATGAAGCGGGCTGCTGCTTTGTTCTATCCAGATCTGCCCCAACATTTGTTCCAGTAGATACCATTCCACGGGGTTGAGATCCAATAGATCCTGCGGCGGTTTGAGATGCAGGGGCGAGTGCAGCCACATCAGGGCTTCCTCCACCTGCTTCGATGTTAAGTCCTGCAACATTTAGCGCTCCTTGTTCTGCAAGATGCTGTTTAATAATGTTTAGCTTAGCTACGTTGGATTTAATTTCAAACGGCAGCTTGACGCCTAATTCTTTTGCAAGCAAATTAACTTCAAGTTGAGTCGGTTTTTCACCAGCTTCAATTTTTGCAACGTAGTCCTGCGCCTTCTGGATAGTCTCAGGCGTTACATCTTCTGGTTTGACACGTTCAGCTTTTTTAGTTTTAGTTTTAGTCTCATCAGCAGGGGGAGGAATATCAGTAACGTCTGGGCGTGTTACGCCTTCAATCAATGCCTTCCCTGCCGCATCAGAAGCTGGCATGAGTAGATCAGCAGCAGCTTGATCAAAACCTTTTCCTGCTTTACGCGCTAAGTCTTTTGCAGGGGTAAACGTATCTTTTAACGCTTCGTCACTTATCTTCTGCTGTTCATCAGTTTGCCCCGGTGCTTTTTCACCAGCAAGTTCACGCGTAGCTGAAGCTGCTTCACGCCCGCCTGCGACTGCGCCCATACCTAAACCAGCAAGACCTTCTAGCGTCCCTTGTCCCGCCACACCACGCATAGTAGGAACGTCAAAACCTTCCCGTTGCAATGCAATGTTCTGGGCTAACTGTTCTTGACCACCTTGAGCGCCCTCCATGAGGAACTCTTTACCGCCTGTAATAGCGCCTTGTTTAATTACGCCACGTTCAGCAGCAAGAGCAGTTTCTTTTGCGGAAGCTTGTTTGATTGCGGCTTTAGTAGCTTCTTTGGTAGCGATGCCTTTGGCAAGCTGGCGAGCAAGTGCTGGCTCAACTCCGGTTGAAGCACCAATAGTGCCCAAAGCAGTGCCCATTAAAATTTGATCTAAGTTTTCGCCACCATACTCCTGCGCAAGAATTGCACGAGCTTCAATCTCCTTAGGAGACATGTTGGTGTTTTCTGTAAGCGCTTGTTTAGTAGCGTCATAGATAGAGCTTTTGACAGTACCAGCACCCATCAATGCGCCTACGCCACTAGTAACTCCTAATGTAGCCAAAGCTGGAGCGCCACCTAATGTGGTTGCTAAACCCGCAGCAATTGCAGGCGCGGCAGTGCCTAAAGCATTGGCAAGCATATCCACAGGCGCAACTGAGAACGCCTTGGCTCCAGCTATAACTTGGTCAAGGACGCCTTTATCCTCCGCACTCTTCATGATGCGGCTAATCTCTTGGCTGTCTTTCTTAGACTGTGCGCTGTATAGATCAGCAATATAGTCTTCTACGCCGCGCAGGTTTTGACCTACGCTGCTGTCTGCGCCAAAGGCGTCAGCCACCATACGGACACCAGTTACTATGCCAGCGCCAACTTTAAGTGGAACGTCAGCAACTTGCCGTAGAAACGGAATCGCCTCATCAGAAGGCGGCGCTACTGGGGCCGCAGCTTTAGGAGCCGCTTCCGGCGGGACGTACCCAATTCTTTTAGCAAACTCACCAAACTCTAACTTATCTGAGTAATGTTTTTTATAGAGCGCATTTGCAAGTTGGGTGTCGTCATACTCGTTGTATTGAGGAAACTTCTGGCGAAATTCTTCGATATTCATGACGAAAGCCTTTGTTTATAGCAGCCCAGCACGCTGCGCTCTAACGCGATCAGTGGCGCTTAGCGTCTCTTTACGGTCAATTTTATCCTTTAAATAACGTAGTTCAGCGTTGTTTAATTTTTCATTCACCTTGTTCGCCGCGTCTTTAGCCATTCCGGGCGCTGCATCTACAAGTTGACTAGCTATAGAAGCCCCACCTCTTGGGGCATCAGGTTTTGCTTTGCCTTTTGTATCAACATACGGGTTAACTTTGCTCCCATCTCCCGTGCGGCTTGTTGAAGTTTTATCGGAAGCACTTGCAGGTGCAGGTGCGTTTGCTGGCGCGGCTGATGCGGGCGGCTCTTCTTTCAATATGCCCATGATGTCATACGGATCATCTTTAGACTTAGAAGTTTTTGCTCCAGCCTTAGCGCCACGACCTTGAGTAAGGTACGTATCTTCGTACATTTGTACTTGGTCTCTAGCCTCTTGCAAACGACGAGTCGCACTATCTTCAAATCTTTTAACAACAGCCGCTCCTTGTTCTGCGTCTTTCCTAATAAAGTCATCTATTTTAGAAACGTCGCCTTTATTTTTCTCAAGTATGTTGTTGTACCGATTGACCGACTCCATAGCTTTAGCAAGAGGTGTACCTTTTGGTGGTTTGTTTCTTGTATCGTCAATACTCTTTTCAGTTTCCGAAAGCCTCTTACGAGCGATCTCCAAAGACCTCTCAATGTTGTACATCCTAGTTTCTTCGGCTCGTTGTGCATTTACGCCGCCTTGAGTTTTTGCTCGCATCCTCTCAGCTTCAAGCTGCGCTGCTGTAGTCATAGTTGTTTGCTCAAGCGCTCTCTTATCGGTTTCACGCGCAGACTGATAGTCAACAAGCTTTATTTGCAGGGCCTTCATGTCTTCAGCAGCTTTGAGTTTTAGCGCCATAGCCGCATCAACTTCACCGCGTTTCTCAAGACGTGTAGCGTTATCTAAATCAGCAATAGATTTGTCAATCTCGCGGCGCGCCTTCTTCTGTTCTTTTTCATCTGCAATGATGCCGGGCACAGATTGCTTAAGTGCGTTCATACCAGCAACAAGTGTTGGGCCGGGGGTTGATCCCCATGCTGCAAAAAACTCAGCCATACGCAAATATTTCTGGCGTTGATTTTCCTCAGACATATTAGCTTTTTCAGCCATCATCTCAGCGCGTTGTTTCCGTTGACCTTCTGACACGTCGGCTACGCCAGCTTCTTGCATTGCTGCTCTACGCTCTGCCATAAAGTCTGACAGAGGGGCGTTCATACGCTTATCCGTCTCTGCATACTGAGCTTTCATAAACTCAGGAATATTGGCCGCCCCCTGCATAGCGGCGTTAGCTTTAGAGACAGGAGCCGCCGCTGGCGGAGGCGTAGCACTCATAATGCCTACAGCATCGCCTTCGCCTGCTTCAGAAGAAGGGCCGCTATAAGGTCTTTGTTGTTTAGCCCTTTCTTCTGCAAGAGTGAGTCCATCAATGTTTCTACGGGCATCTCTTTGCTCTTGCGTCATTGCCCCAAATGGATCGGATCGATATTCTTCTTCTTTAACTTCATTGCCTGTCTGGAACGCAATGATGCCGCCACCACGCATAGTAGGCATTGGAGGTTGAGCAGCTTGGTACTGAACGCCCATAGGACCCGTACCTTGTGAAGGCCTGCTCATCTGACGCTCACGCAAAATACGTTGGGCCATCTTGCGGATAGACGGGCTAGAAGATTCTTTAGCTTGCTCTGTCAATCCTTTTTCGTCCATGCTCTCAAGCTGAGACTCAACCTCACCGCCCATGTCGTAGGACATGATGCCGCCTTTGGCATAGCCTTTAACTTCACCACCCGCAGCAGCTTTAGGGGGGTTAAACGCGTTGAGCAGAGACGCGCCAGCGCCAGCCGCGCCCACAAATTGAGACACTGGGCTAGGCGCAGCTTGATACTGCTGAGTTGAAGACGCTTGCATTGGCAGGCCACGGAGCATGTTAGACATAGTGCCCAACTGCATAAGCGGGTACTGCTGCGCATTGGCATAGTCTTGGATAGCCTGATTTTTTATCTGCTGCTCCATAGCCTGCTGCTGTGCGCCAACAGTGTTCTGGGCATTGAGCATATTAAGCTGCGCCTGCTGTTGCTGACCAGCAATATTAGACATATTAGATGCCGCTTGATTAGCTAGACTATAGCCAGCTTGAGCACCGGACACACCTTGCAGACCCACTTGAGCGCCCTGCATACCTTGAGCCGTACCTGCCAATTGACGATCAACACCTTGCAGACCGGTCTGAGCACCCTGCATACCTTGAGCAGTGCCTGCTAACTGAGCATTAACACCTTGCAAGCCCATGCCTGCACCTTGAATGCCTGTTTGATAAGCTTGGTTAGCAGCACCAAGACCAGCCAGCGCACCTTGCTGACCTTGCAACGCAGTGCCAATACCAGACAGACCTAACTGACCGCCTTGAAGCGCTGTGCCCAGACCTTGTTGAGCGCCTTGAAGACCCTGAAGATTGAGGTTAGCACCAAACTGCTGTTGCGCTTGCGCCTGCTGATAGGCTTGATTAAGAGCTTGTGCCGTATTAGCAGTTTTCATCCCCGCCAAATTACGATTGGCTTCGGCGTTTTCAATAGCCTGACGTGACCCACCAAACGCGCCTGCACGAGCGGCTTGTGCTCCACGTTGCGCACCAGCAATATTAGCTTGACGATCTAGTTCTCTGTTCTGAACATCCAATACATTCTGCGTGTATGGGTTCATTAACGCTTGAGTTGCGCGGGGGTCAGTCACCATTTGCGCATATTGCGCACCAGCACCAGCAGCCTGTCGCGCATAATTTTCAGCTTGGCCAGAAACATTGCGACCATACTCTTCAGCGCGAAGGCCCATAGAGCCAATATCAGCGGCCTGCTTTCCATACGTTTGCGCTTGAGGAGCTAAACCTGCGGCCTGTCTACCATAATCAGCGCCTTGAGTGCCATAGGATTGACCGCCAGTAACGCCAAGATTTGCGCCTTGAGCGCCATAGCTAACACCTAAATCGCCATATTTTTGGCCGCCAGCAATACCAAGACCTTGGCCCATTAAACCCGACCGCTGCCCTTGATCACCATAACCATAGGCTCTAGCAGCGCTGTCAATACCTCCTTGACCCGCTGCACTAGCCATATTTGAAGCACCAGCAAAACCGCCGGGCATTTGCATGCCCGTAATACCCTGCTGCGCGGCTATTTGCGCAGGAGAGAACCCCGCTATAGATTTACTAGGGTCGTAAGAGAGTTGTTTGCCTTTGTCGTCGTATGTTCCGCCGTATGCTTGATACGGCTTAAACGAATCAATCCTTGTGTACCCCGGCGTTTCACCCTCAGCCGCGACTTGTGTTGTATTAAATAACTGCTGTTGGGTAGCGCCCAGCATGGTCTCAACATACGGTTTTGCATACTCAGGTACGTTTGTATTTTGTACGTTTGTTTGTGTAGGGCCGCCACCGCCCCCGCCGCCACCAAGATGAAGAGTGAATTGATCAAGGAAGTAAGACTTCCAAAATTTAAACAAATTCATAATTTAATCCTCATCACTTGATGGGTAACTTCTAGCCCAAATTTTTCATACATATTAACTAGAGAACCTCTAGCCCACACTTGTGCTTGTGTGGCCCCATGAAGCTTCATCCATTTGTACATTTCTGCAATGACGTGTGGGCGCATAATTCCTTTGCCGCCCATTAAATTACCGTGCCCAATTCTTTCCCGTGGGTAGTCAATGAAGTCTACCGCCGCCGCGCCTGTTATGCCTTCTCCCGGCTCTTCCCACACCACCAAATAAGTCCTGCCTGTACGCACCGCATATTCAACCTGCTCTATAGTTATTTCATTAGGGTCAAGATCAATTGCTTTTTGCAGGAGAGGCGCAGCAATAGGCCACACTTGCGGTAACTCATTAGGGCTGATTTGATAAAAGGGCATATTTAAGCGCGTGTTTTAGGCATGTATTTTTGTGGTTTGATATTCTTGCCCTGTTTAGGGTTGCCAGTACGCGCTTTGCGCACCTTGTCCATCATCGCATGAAGTTGCTTAGCGCCAGCTTCTGTAGAGCCGTTGCCCAGATGTGACACCACATCAGCAGGAATAACAAACTCGCCATCAGCAAGTCGAGCAGGTTGACGTCCGCTAATAGTTGCAGGGATGTTGTCCGACATGCCATCACCGGGACCTCTGAGCAGTCGTGGATTTCCGCCAGCAGCATAACCACCCAAACTAGAGTGCATGATACCGCCGCTTGCTGCGTTTTCAGGGTCAAGGGAAGAACCGCTAGCTCCAGCTTTTACCCCAGCTGGGCGAAGATTTAATTGGCCCATAGGGGTTGGGCGTTTCATTCCGGGCAAATCCACGTTCGCACGTTTGTTAACTTTGGCTTGGCGAATCTGCGCCGCAGTCAACGCATCTTGATAGCGGGTATCAGGGTCTTGGTCGTAATAGATACCTACATCACGAGACACAGGAAGGGCTTCTCGTGGTTTACCGTCCAGCATTTTTTGATACTGCTCAATAGAGTCAGAGAGACTGCCGCCTTTAGCATACTCAGGTACATCGCCGCCTTCATCGTAGCCTACAGGAATGTCGTATGCGCCGGAGCCCATGATGCCGCCGCCCATTGCATAGCGGGGTGTGTATTGAAAATTTGCGGGGTTAGCAGTAGAGCCTTGGAAGTTAGGAGACAGCTTGTAATTTTTTAGTGGGCCGTCGTATTCCTCGACGCTACCCCCATTACCAGAAGGTTTATTGAGCCCCAGCATGTTAGCGCCCATGTACGCGCCTGTTACTGCTTGGAACTTATTAGCTTTTGCCCAATCTATAGCTGAATCCACACCCTTCATAAACGAAGAAGGTTCAGGAGGAGGAGGATTAAAGGGCCCAAGGGACGTAGGAGGGGGCAGGTTAGGGTTGACACTAAACCCACGCATCATTGCATCTGTTGGAGCCCTTGGAATTGAAGGATCAACACCAGCACGCATCATTGCATCTGATGGGGTAGGGCCACCTGCAAATGCAGGATCAATACCAGAACGCATCGCCGCATTTGATATGTCGCCGGGGGCGCCAGCAGTAACATTAGTAACAGTATTTGGGTCAATAAAATTAGGCGTCCCAGCAGTAACATTAGTAACAGTATTTGGGTTAATAAAGTTATTTGGCGCTGGAAGCGGATTTACCCCCGACACACCACCCGGATTAATTGAAGCTGTAGAAGCCTCTAAATATGCTCGTTGAGCGGGAGACATAACATCAGGAACACCTTGAATCCCTCTACTAGCAACTTCAGGGGCAAGATTTTGACCCGCCCCCTGCGCAGCGGTTTGAACTTCCGCCGCTGTAGTAAGAGGAGCGGGAGCGGCAGTGGCGGCGTTTGCGGTAGCCCCACCAACTTCCATAATGCCTGTTTGCGCGGCAGTTTCAGCAGCGGCGGCAGCGGCGGCTTCAGTAGCAGCGGCGGTAGCGGCTTGTTCAGCAGCGGCAGTGGCAGCAGCTTCGGCGGCAGCAACGGCGGCGGCTTCGGCGGCAGCGGCAGCGGCAACTTCGGCAGCGGCAATCTCAGCGGCAGATAGCGCAAAAGCGGTAAAGATTGGCATATTAGAACTCCTTAATTTCTGGCGACTCTAGGCCTGTACCGCGAAGGTTATGTAAACAGCACAGCACCACATCATCAGTCAGCGCCATGAATGCGTGCTTCTTGCCCGCAGGAATCGTAATAACAGCGGGGGCATCAAAGCGCCCCATAGTCTCGCCGTCTTGCCAAGCTTCTACAGCGCCATGCGAGATCAACGTCACATGAGGATGAGTGTGGACGTGTTGAGCTAAAACAGTCTTAGACTTTGGAATAGTATAGGAGCGGACCCAGATGTCGTCTACCTCAACGAACTCCACATAGTCAAGATTAGTCTTCTCGTACTTAGGGTTTTTACTAATAGCGTCAATGTCCATGTTTTTTGCTCTAGTTAAGGCTAGTTAATAATATCACGTCGAGGTCTTTATGCGAAGCATTTGACTACCATCTTGCACGCCATCTTGTGTATCTCTGTAGACATCGCCCAACCTCAAATTAGCAAAGTCTGCTTCAGTTGGTAGTGTGGCAAGATTTAAGTTAAGCGTAGCCCCGCCCATGTCGCCGGGATTAGACAACTGATTAAAGTACAGCCGCAAGATGTTGTTTAGCTGACTGAAATAGCGGCTCTCATACGCATCAGGAGGCAGCGGCAAGCTTGGTGTGGTTACGTTTAGTTCAGCCATTAGCGTCTACCGTCAGGACGTATGTCAATTCTAGGAGCGCCCAGTTGCCATGTTGTATTAATTTGGTTAGAGCTAATTTTAAAGATCATCTGGCGACCGCGCATACGCGTAAATATCTGGCCTGTAAACTCTTCGGTAATGACGTATGTGCTACCTTTAGCCACGGGCTGTGAAGCTGTGCTTGTAACCCCAGAGCCCGAATTGGTCAAACCATACAGCGTCATCGCCACCGACGGCGCAGCACCAGCAGGGGTGTTCTCGGCATTTTCAAAAGTTAAATCGGGTAAGACGCGCCACACAAAACCAAAGTTGTGGCCGTCGCCAATATCAAACTCAGACGAGCTGATGTAAGCATCAATTGCAGTAGCAGTGCCGGTTGTGTTGTCGTTCAAGCCTGTCTCATGGTTAATCAAGTTACCCGTGAGCGTGGCAGTGACGTAGTTTGCCGCAATAGGAACAGTCTGCAACCCAGAATCTAACCACGCTGTACGTGACATAGTGCCGTAGTACCAGATTTTCTCAAGGTAATTGTAGATAACGTATCTGTCCACCACAGTGCTACCAGCTGAGCAATAGAACCACCAAACCTCATTGAAACCTTCGCTTGTCCCTGCAAACACTTGTAGCGCTTGCTCTTGATTAATGTCCCCAAACACAAAACGGCGCAAATCGCAAGGTAAAGTATTTACTCGACCATCGTAAACATAAAACTTGTCTACGCCCATCCAGTACACAACGCCCGAAGCAATCACAGCCGATTCAGGACTCATGATAGAAATGTTGTCACCAAGAAGCTGCGGAACCCAAACGTAAGGAGGGCCAAGGTACTGAAGTGAATATATAGCTGAATCGGTAAACACCACAATCTCTTGACGAGTTTGTACAATACCTACGATCTCTGATCCATGAGATACCCGAATGCTACCCGCTTGATTTGTAATTGACGGTGTCCAGTTAAAGATATCGTCTTGCGCTGACCAGCGAATTAACATGGGGTCTAGCACGTTTGAGCCGTAGTCATTACAACCAAACGTAATTACAAAACGTAAAGTGTCGGACGCCGTAAGGTTGTTCTGAACTGTAGGCACATCCACAATTAGGGATACTATGCCTGTGCCTGAACTAGCTGTATTGATTACGTTACCTGAGACATCTAATATGTTAAATGTAAGTCCACTAACTTGGAACACATAGTACGTAGTTGCCGCAGACACGCCAGTTGGCAGTGAGCCACCGGAGAACTGAAGCGCAGCACCTTCGTTATAGAGAACAGTTGAAGTAACAACTGTAGGAGAAGCGTTCGTAAAAGATACTGTACCGCCAAGCGTATTAAGTAATACGCCACGGGTAGTAACGGTGTTGTTTGCTTCCCAATAGTAAATACCGCCGGTGCGTGGGCCATACACTAAATCTTGACCATAGTTAACTTGGTTCCACAAACGAAGTGCTGACGTAGATGTTCCGCCATTGCCCCATGTTGTACCCGACTCACCCCAACTACCAGCGCCCCAACCTACAAGGGGGGTAGGAATGGCAGGGCCAACACCAATTTGATATGTAGCTACAACAGAAGCACCGCCGCCGGGAGAACCAGAAGCATCCGTTGCGTTTGCCGTAGCTGTTGCTGTAAATGTGTATGTGTTTGCAGTAAGGACTGTTACTTGATACTGCGCATTTAATACCGTAGCCGTAATATTCCCGCCAAGGCTAACAGCGCCACTAAACGTAACAAAATCTCCTGTCAGTGCGCCATGATTTGTATCTGTTACTGTGATTGTGGTAGAGCCATTTGTAGCTACAAACGGATTGTTATTGATTGTGGAAGTTGCACGGATAGGCGTGATGTCGTAGTAAAGACCGCCTTGGTTGATGTAGAACTTGAGGTTTGTGCCAACACCAATTAGATTATTGCCACCAAGCGTTACCCAGTTCCACAAAGACCGGCATACGCCTTGGAACGTAGCAGCGGAAAACGGCTGCCAGCCGCCAATAACTTCCGGACTGCCTTGACGAAAGCGCACTTTGTCGGCCTCGTACCACCCCCCTTCGGTGGTGTAGCGGGTATTTTCTTTATTTACCCCCGGCTTGAACAGAATTTTTTGTAGTGGCATGTCTCATTTTCCCATGAATCAGGCGAAAGGTCGAGTGCCTGCTTTGTCAATGATAAGCGCCTGCCTACGTGGGGTTCCGTCTGGGGTGTTTGTCACGCTGATATGCGTCCAAGAATCGAACTCGCGGATGATCTGGTCAAACGGCAAACCCGCAGCAATTACTGCTTTTACAACGGCATCAGGAGCCATGCCGGGAACACGAAAATCGCAAGCGGCCCCTATCCTATGTTGGCTAGAATCTCGACTTCCAACTGAATCATTTACGGCTTTTGACCTGAACCCAGAGTTCACCATGATCGGCTTGCCATCCAGCGCCGTCTTTACCTGTTCCAAGAACTCGGCCAACCGCAGAAGGTTTGCCAACTCTGAGTCGTTGGGTGTATTGTCAAACTGACGATGGCTGGTGGCAGTCAGTTCTTCTAGTGTAAAGTGTTCTGTGAGATTCATTTTTTACTCAACAGGTCTGTCTTGGCTTGAGAGCCAGCGGATGATCCAAAATAATACGCAATGATGCCTGTCCAAGCTGTGCCCAGTGAGCCAAGCATCATCAAGATAGCGGGGTTGCCGGAGTCAATCTTGTTGAAGAACATCATCACCATGATGCTGAAGAACCCAATCGTTACAAGACCAGCCAGCAAAGGCGGCATCATCGAGCGAGTAGTTGCCTGCATATCCCGTGCGGACTTGCGGTCTTCAACCTCCAGCTTTTCAAAGTTTAGGCCAAGCTCCTGCGCTTGTTTCTGCAACTCAATTTCAGCAATTTTGACCTGAGCAATCTGGTCTGCTGTCAACTTGTTGCTGGAGATAAGATCACCAACCTTTTCAGGGTCAACGCCAATAGCCTTGGAGATAGCAGACACCGCCATCCCAGCCAAAGGGCCACCCATCGCGGTGGCAATTGTTGGCGCAATTTGTTTAAGCCAATCCATTATTTTTTCTCCATTTTGGTTTCAATGACTGCAATACTTTGGCGGTTGTGCATGATGTCATCCCTGTTCTTTTGGATTTCTTTTTCTAAATCCTGACGCAATTTTTCACGAGCCAGTTCAGCACCTGTGTTTGTTGCTTGTTTGTTGTCTGATGTGACCACCAGACTTATTTTGCTGTTAAGGATTGTGACCTCATGAGCTAAATTTGACAGCGCCGACATAAGATACACCACGCAAGTAAACAGCAGTGGTAGTACGGCAAAGGTAAGTTTTTCAATCAACGCGCCTTTTGCGTTTTCTTTCTGTTCTTCAGCCATATTTATCTCCTTTGAAAATCACATTTGCCAGCACATTGCTCAAGAATCGTAAAAGACAGATAGACAACAAAGCCTATCAAGGCAAAGAAGACCAAGACCAGCATCACAATCTCAAGAGTTTCTTCAACTTCTTTTTTGTGCTTTGCCGCAGCTTCTTTTTCACGCCGCGCATCATGGGCAGCTTCAACGTCTAGTTCTTCTGCTCTGGCCTTGATCTTGTTCCAAACATCTACCTTACCAGCCTGCATGAACAACAACTGCAACTCAGCCTCAAACCTTTTTGCTTGGTCAAGCGCCATCTCAATTTGGATGGCAGTCCCCATAGAGGACTTTGACTTTTTGGCCTGAGAAACAGCCTTGGTTGCCGTAGACTTTGCATCAAAATACTTGCCCAATACGGGCCCGAGTGAAGATACGTCATCAACAGTCTTGCTGACCTTCTTGATTAGCGCAACCGCCGCCTGTATCCCAGCTAGGGCTGTTAGCGGATCAATCATTTCAATTCAAAATTTAAATTTGCATGGCGAGGATACTGCACAACGCGCTCCCCCTCAGGACATTTGTATTTGATGGTCGCTAACAATGTGGCTTTGCCGGGTGCAATCTTTTCTTTTCGCACCATTGTGAGTTGATACGTAAACGTGTCAATATCTGGCCCTGCTGGGCCACTGAACTTGCTCGCCGTGGTGGTTGCCTCATGCACCATGCCTGCCGCATCACGGATGTTTGGCGTAAAACTCTCAACAGAACAGTCGTCCCGTTTTTTTATTCTTGCAACCGTGACATTGATGGGCTGTCCAGCATCTGCCACAATTTTAAAATTCTCTGGCGACCACTCAATAATGGCTCTGTCAAACCAACCAAACTTATCAGCAAGGGTGTAACTGCCACCAAGTGCAGCAACACTAGCGGCGACTGCTCCAATTGCTTTAGTAAGATCAATCATTTCCGTTCAACCTTTTCCCACTGTAGGCAAACAACTTTGCGGTTATAGACATCTCCCGTCCACGTCCACCGCACACAGCGGTATTCAGTCTTTCTGTCTTGGCTGGCTGCTCCCGGTAGAAACACCAAAAAGAGCACCAACAGCCATTTCATACGGTACTTTTGTTATGGCATTGTTTTTGTATCGTTGCTTACACCACCAAACTTTTTAACGATGTTGAAAATTCTAGTGTTATCTTCTAAAGCCATGATCTCATGTGGCTCGTTGGGCCGAAAGTCAAGAACTTGACCCGCGCTGGCTTCAATTTCCCAGTCGTGCGAATAAGCTTTAATACGACCCCGAGCAACAATCGTAATGTGTACGTTGTTTTCATTGTGCGTATGTTTTAACAAAACGTCACCGACCTCTTCAAAATCAAAGATTACTCCGTTGATGTCGCCAAGACTTAGTTCTTTATTCAATAACATCTGGTGCACTTCCCGGTTGATCAAGGAGGTTAAAAGATGCTTCTTGTTGGGCGTAAAAATCTAGCTCTTCTTGCGTTAAAGGGGTAACTACCCAAGTCATTTGCCAAGCACCTTCAGCTTGCACCGGAGCGCCTTCTACGCATTTAGAAACAGATGGATTGAAAACCGGGCGCTGAGTAGGTGTGACCAACGCGTAAGTCGGCGGACACGGGAACGTGTCGCCTGTTTGAGACTCAAGAATCTCAGGATGGTCAAGGCGAATGTCACCCTCATGCCGAGGGTACTCAAGCGTTGTTAATTTTATGTAGGCGCTCATAGTGTTGTAGTTCCTGTAGTCAGACTACCACTAGAAACGGTGTACGAAGGAGTAGAAGTGCTCAAACTGATACTAGAGTTTGATGGACCACCTGAACCCAATATGGCACCTGGAGTACTGATACTTGCAGAAGACGCTTCATAAGTCCAAGACAGTCCACTCAAGGTATAAGTACCTGTTTTTGAGCCGTTAGAAGGGGGTTTAATGATAAACATTCTGTTATCAGCAGCATTGTTGAGCGTTGCTACAAAAATAGGGTTACCTTTTGAGTCAACGTGTGCGTCGTATCCGTAGCTCTTCCAACCACTTGTGTTGGCTGTTATCTGTCGCTGCCACTGCTCAGTTCCAGATGAGTTCAATTTAATCATGTACATTTTGTAATCAAACAGATAATAGCCTGTCATGTATACATTACCTGATGTATCAACACCCACACCGTAACCATAACTAGTAGCTCCAAAAGATGCTTGTTTAATCCATTGATTAGTTCCTGAAGAGTTATATTTAGCTACAAAACTGTTGCCGCCTAAAAGTCCTGCCATGTACACGTTATCACTTGAATCAACAACTACGTCTTGACCATACGTGCTGGGGTAATTACAAGGCATGTCAACATATCTGTCCCAAATTGAAGTACCGTCACTGGAGTTTACTTTAACAAGCGTACCTCTGTAGTATCCGCCGCCAGGAACTTTGCCTGTGGTGAGATAAACATTACCGGCGGAATCGGCGGCTAAAGCAGAATATTGGTAATTACGTATGTTGTTTGTAAACGTGCGCGACCATTGTTTAGTTCCTGAAGAATTAAATTTACTTAAGGTATAGCCATAAAGACACGAGTAGTAAACAGGACTACTAATATACACGTTGCCGGAAGAGTCAAAACACACTGCTGCGCCGGATTCCACAGTAACCCCACCACACCCGCCCGGCCAACCGGATATGGACCGCTGCCAAGTTAACGCGCCGGTTGAATCATATACAAGTAGTCGTTGATCACTGTTACTAATAGTAGCGACAGCAAGGTTACCTGAACTGTCAATAGCCATTCTATTATATCGAGCATTAGGTACATTGGTTACTTTTTGCCAAACTAACGTACCTGCGTTAGTATATTTGGCAATGTTCAGATATTGGCTAGAAGTGTCCCAACCCAAAATGAAAATATTGTTACTTGAATCGGTAACAGTAGACTGAACATGACCCGGATAAAGGTTGGCCATGAACGCGGGTGCACCAAAAGACCTTTGGTTCTGATATACCGCTTGTAGTGCGCCGCTCATGTCAAACCACTCCCTGAGATAAGCCAAGTTGTTGATGTCATTTTGATTGCTGTGGCTGAACCATATTGAGCAAGAGTTCGTGATCCAGTTGTACCAGCATCACTTAAATACATTGTGTCAGTAGTAATCGCAATAGTCACCACTTGAGACGTCATGTTAATAAATGTAATTGCCGTGCCAAGTGGGTATGCGACAGAACCATTGTCGGGGATTGTAAAAGTCCTAGTATTAGCGTCACCTGATGGGTGAAAAATTACTTTTCCTGAGTCTGTCAATGTTGTTGTGTACGCTGTACTCTGGCTATTAATTGGAATATTTCTAAATCCAACTGCATCTGTTCCATCAACTGTACAAGAACTTAATACGCCGCTTGCGGGAGTACCCAGTGCTGGTGCAACTAAAGTCTTGTTGGTCAGCGTGTCAGTTGTTGCTCTGCCAACTAATGTGTCTGTGCTTGTTGGTAACGTCAATGTACCCGTGTTGCTAATACTTGAAATTATTGGCGTTGTCAGCGTCTTGTTGGTAAAAGTCTCTGTACCCGTCAAAGTCGCCAATGTTCCCGTTGTGGGGAAAGTGACGTTTGTGACTCCTGTCAAAGTACGTGTGTAGGCAAAATTACCAGAGCCTGTCACAGTCATAGCCGCATTATTTGCTACACCTGTACCACCACCAGTAGGGTCAAGAATACCTGTTACACCAATGCTAGTAATTTTTATATAGTCTGTGCCGTTGTAGTAAACAAAAGCTTTTTCACCAACAGCAATAGAAACACCTGATTGACCGGCGGCTTTGAATGTTACTGCGCTGGTAGCGCCTGCGTGATCCACCATGTACAGTTTGCTGTAGCTAGGGCCTGTGATAACTTTGGTAACAGTTTGTGTGCCCGTAATGCGAATCACCATGTACTGGGCTGTTGTAGTAGTTATCGCGTTTCCTGACGAGCTACCTGTGGTGTTAGCCAAAGTAATAGCGCCATCACCTGCAAAAGATAATGTGCCCGCAATGGCAATATCAAGGTAATCGGTAATACCGTAGTTGACTGTATCGCCCCACGTACCAGAGAGCGTTCCCTGTGTGGGGGTGACTAAGCCCAAAAGAGTTGTTGTCGCTGCCATGTTCGTTCCTTACGAAGTGTTTATATTTTGCCAAATTGTTGGCTGGTTGTCATCAATTATTTTCCAGTAAACAGCTGTTACGTTACCAACGTTACCCGTCGCCAAATTACCTGTCACACTGTGTGTCCTAATCAAACCCATGGTCCCTACAGCACCCGAAGCAGATATGCCGGTCAATCCTACAGTTATTCCTTGGACTACGGTACCGACAAAGCCGTTAGCTTCATTAGAGTTTAACGGGACAATAACTTGATTTACTTGACCAAAAGCTAAAGTGCCCGTTAAACCAAGAGTATTTGCAGCCTCAACTGTACCTACACTGCCTGTACTCCCGACGCCTGTTAGCTCCATAGCGTATAGACCAGCTACTGTACCCGCTACGCCAGAAGCGCTAACACCTGTTATGGCAATGACGCGCTCATCAACACCGACGCTACCTACAGCGCCAGTGGCGCTAACGCCCGCACCGCTGTATTCTTCAGCAAAACCTAAACTAGAGCCGCCCCACGGATTATCGCCCCAGGCCCCTTGGCCCCAGCCAAATCCAATTAACCCAACTGCGCTAACACCTGTTAAGGCAACCGTAACAGAGGCCCCAACCGTACCAACCGACGCAATTGCTAAATCACCAATCTCGGCAACGGATTTAGAAAAAGTAACCGAATCTACACTGCCCGATGCTGAAATACCAGATAAAGCAACTAAAACTTCAAAGGCAGGGGTACCCACAGCTGCGGCGGCTTGATTACCTGAAACAGGAATTGCGCCACCCCAACCGTAGTCACCCCACGTATTGTCGCCCCATCCAAGAGCCATAACCTACCTTTAGGTTGTGGCAATGCGCAACAACGCAGTAGACGTATTATTTGTAGGCATAGTCAATGTAAACGTACCAGCGGTAATTGTCTGTGAACCGAAGGTATGAACGCTGACAGCTTTATTACTCTGAGTAGAGTTATAAATCAAAACCGTGTCAAACGCGGTCGTCAAAGTCACAGTTGTGTATGTGATTGAAGCCGAAGGCGTAACAAATGCAACGCCCGCAGTGGTAGAGGAATTAGTGGCCGTAGGAGGAGTTCCATATGTAACCGTCACACCGCCAGCTACATAGTTTGTACCAGAAACTTCGTTAGAAGCGGAGTATGCCGTTGTAGAAGCATTAACTGTCGCACTTGTTAAATACAACGCTGCTTTAAACGTATCAGCCGCGCTAGAGCCGCGAGTAGGCGCTACGCCAAAATTATGGGTTGCAGTGAGAATTTCGCCCATAAACGAAGTGCACATTGCTTGAGTATTAGCCATGATGTTTCCTTATATAAAAGATGCTGCTTCGGCAGACAGCGGAGGTGAAGTTTTTAAGCTGACATGGGCAGAACGATGAACAAGTTCACCATCTAGCCAATACTCAACCCAAGTTGTGTGTTCATTGTTATTATCAACTAAACCTTCGCGTTTTTCAAGCAAAGATTCATCCATTTCGCCTTTGGTTGTGCTTACAAGTGCCATTTAGTTTCCTTAAGTTATGCGAATAATTGCGCTAGTGCTACTGGCAGTGGGGAACTGCACAGTAAACGTAGTTGTAGAAGTTTTATCCGAACCAAAATCTAGTACACAAATAGTTGGGTTTGATCCGCCAACTTGATAGATCAAAGCTCCCCGAGCCGTCAATGCCGCAGTCCAAGTAACGTTAGAGAACGAAACATAAGATACATCATTAGCTGATGTAGGCGCAACAGATACCGTTAGAGCTTCACCTCCCGCCACATATCCTGTAGCTACAACCTCATTAGCTGATGTGTAAGCCACTGTATCAGGACCTAATGAGGCTGAACCAGTGTATAGCGCAATTTTAAATGCGCCAGTTGTGAAGTTATATACCCCATTCATCAGCCCAGTTGAGAACGTATTAGTTCCGCCTTGTTGGATAGCCATCAAGTCACCGCCTGTCTAAATTGACCAGAACGGTAAGCGTCCTGACGCTCCATACCATCGCCCAGACGTTTAGCCAACGCTAATGCTTCCATGAATTTCTGGTTGTACAGCGCCATCATGTCTTGCTCACCCTTCATGTAGGTGTAAGCCTCAACCAGAGATGCGTACAACAACACTGTGTCAAAGTTGTCACCTAGCCATGAACGTCCGTCAGAGTTAGTTACAGTATTAATTAACACTGAAAAACCAGAGCCTGTCCCACCAATATTTGTAGCGGAAGCTGACAAAGACCCACCAGCCGTATATTGCAGGCCACCATTTGTAATAGTTACAGCTGTTACCGCGCCGCCAGAAACAGTAACCGTTGCTAACGCCCCGCTACCTGTACCGCCAGTCAGAGGCACATTAAAATAAGTGCCCGCCGTATATGCGCTGCCGCCAGTAATAGCGCCAAGCGTATTAATTACGCTTTGTACGATAGAGTCTGGGTAGTAGTAGTAATGCAGTTCTACGTTATAAGAGGCGTCAGATGTTGGACCAAAGAAAAAAGACAATTCATTTGTGATTGTCGTGACTATTACCGTTGGGCCAAACAATGCGTAGTACTTGGGAATGCCTGTATCTGTCGTTGGGTTGGGGTATGCCTGACGAATAAAATTAACGTCTTTGTTAAGCAAATATTCGTAGTTACCGCTACCGTCAATGACCGCTATGGAATACACGGCTAAAAAATCAAGCGGGCAGTCTAAATACTTTGCTCCAAGCACAATCGTACTAGTTACGTTTTTGCGAAGTGAAGGAAACTGCACCGAATTATAAATGCGTTGCTCAGCCTGCTCCACAAAGACAGGAATCTCCGCCACGAAGTTAGTCTCCGTGTTCTCTGTATACGCTTGAATAGCGTTACTGAGTTCGGTGTAATTCATGCCATCGGGCCTCGTGCCATTACGCCTTTAATAGCGCATCCGTTGCCGCGAGTTTTGATACCAGTTGTCTTTACATCGGGGTTATAACCATCACGGTTAATGTTACCAACCGACATATTTACTCTGTCTGCGCGAGTAGGCTTAGCACCGCTGTAACCATTGCCAAGCTCAACTTTTTCACCAGTCATGGTATGTGGTTGTGCGTAGACTTCAGCACTGCCGACTTCTTTACCGCCTTGTTTCTGACTGAACTTAGCCATGTTAGCCACCTTTTTTGTATGTGAAGGAAGACTTCTTCTGGTTAGCTACTTTAGCCAAACCACGACCCAGAGATTTCATCTGAGCATTAGTCTTGCCGCCCTTGGCAAACTTAGTCATAGGCTGACCGGGATGCAGCTTTTTCTCGTGCTTATGCACGGCTCCAGCCGCCGTCTTCTTGTCTTGTGCCAAATCTTTCTTGTCCATATTAAGCTCCTTATGTTGTCGATATGGTGACTGTACCAATTTCTACGTTTAACATCAAATAATTTGGAGTTAAAACCGCATCAAAACCGCTTGCGCCGCCAACAGGGTTCCAACCCCATTGAAACACCCTGCTACCACCCTCTGGATAACCAAACCCATTAGGGGCTGTACTGTTGGTCAATAGTATCTGTAAACCGCTAGTGCCGGAAGCTTGATAGCTAACATCAGGACGTGGCTCTCGTACAGCTTGTGGATCATCCACTGGATACATACCCAACTGCAACTGAGGCTGATCAGGATCCCAGCACTCAGGACACACCTTTAAATTAAACAGGCGTGTCTTGATAATCTCTTTTTTCAGGTCTTTAAGCATGTACCGCTCATCGCAGCGGTCACACTGAGCAATTGCATACTTGCCTGAAGCGTATCTACTAGGCATATATCACCTATAGAACGACTGTCTTGGGACATAACGGTCAGGAGCCTTCTCGCGGTCTTCCTGCGACGCTAACGTCCATTGTTCTTCGTAGGCGGCTTTAAGCATCACAATACGCTCCATAGACACATCAGGGCGCTTAGAACCAACATAATAGGCTAGACCAGCCACCACGCATGGAATCAATCGGAACGGGATATCCTGCACGTTAACACCGTTACCAGCGTCTTGCATACGGCGCATGCGCCAGTAAACAAACACATATTGATCGCCGGGTGCATTAGGAGTAGGCCACACGTTTACAGACGTGAGATTGTTTACTGTTACGGTAGCGCTAATTGCGTGAGTTGCGGCAGTTGTATTAGTGCTGCCGTTGTACTGACCACGATAACAATTAAGTAATTGATTACCGCTGACGTTAGCGTAGTAGATTGTTTCTGAATCAATTGTAATAAATCCTGTAGCGGGTAGGCTTGTAGTAGAGCTAAGAGTAATAGTCGTATCTGTTGCCGCTACCGTTGCTGCTACAGTCGCCGTAGACAAATAGCTTTGATTAGATTGCCGGTTAATCCACACTTGGATAGGACGACCTTGGGCCAACTTGTTTGGCAACGTTGAGTATGTTGACTCAGAGATGCGGCTGATATTGATATCAATCTGATTAGGCGTAGTCGCCTGTGTACGGACAACTTGATCCAACAAATCAATTGTAGTACTAGGCAAAGCATAGACACCTTGCCCTGTATTCATTACAAATTGGCCTTGCTCAATAGTCCATAAATTGATGCCACGGTTAGCCCATTCAATCGTAAGCATGTTGAAGGACCGGCGTGCGGTACGAAACTCATAGCCAGTACGAACCTCAATACCCGCCCGCTCATACGCCTCTTCAACGATGTCGTTAAAGTCTAGGTTAAACGTGGAGAGTCCTGAAGTGCTAGCCATTATCTATACCCTGCCGTTTTCTTTGCAATCTTTTTTGGTTGGGCTACGAATTGTTTTCCGGCGGCTTTTCCTGCCCGCTTGGCTTTGGTCGTCGCAGCGTACTCAGCAGGGCTGAGACTTTTGATCGCAGCGCTTGGAAGGTATCTTTCACCAGTGTCAGAAGATTTTTTACCACTTTTGGTTCTCCATTTTTGGTCGCCCCAATCTTTCAATGATTTTTGAGGAGCTTTCAATCTCGGTAACCCCCGCCTGCCGCCTTGTACTTCTTGGCAACAAGCTGAGCTTTACGTGCTGACCACTGACCTGCGCCAGTACCCTGCGTTGCTGCAGCTTTTACTTGACTTACGATACGCTTGCGCACACCGGGTTTTGTGTAATTGCCGGCAGCGTTTACCTTGCCACCTTTTTTGTACTGGGTAAAGTCAGTGTCATCCCGTCGGGCTGTTTTAACGCCTTTGGGCATTTTAGAGGCGCTAATGTCGCCCATACCACGGGATGCCATCATAATTACACCATCTTTCCGCGTGTCTTGCCTTTAACGGCACAGCCATCGGCGCGTGAGGAGGCAGAAGAAACCTTACCACCTTTTTTCATGGGTGCGCCAGCAGCTTGTTTTTTACGCTTCTCTTCTTCATCGGAGTACGCATCTTTGGCAATAGCTCGGGGCAACAAACCCATAGCACCTTTTGCCGCCAGTTCGCCCATCAAACCTTTGCCCGAAATCATTCCCGCTAAAGGGGATACATCACCTATTTCGATTCCCATAGTTACACCATCTTTCCACGGGTCTTGCCTTTGGTACAGCAGCCATCAGCACGCTTAGAAGCCGAACCAACAGAGCCACCTTTAGCGTAACCACGCTGACCACGAACTGCGTCACGCGGGTCTTTCTTTTCGGGAGCATATTCGGTATTACGCAAAGATTTTGTATACGCGGCTTCAGTAGCCGTATTCATCTTGCGGTCAGCCATTTCTTCCCGTGCTTGTTTTTCTGCTGGACTCATTTGAAACTCCTAAATTAGCACTTGCCACCGTTCTTCATGGTAATCATCTTGCCTTTGGTTTTACCTTTAGACTCAATGCCGCCACCTTTAGCCATGAAAATAGGCACTTTTTTGCCGTCTTTCATTTTCATAGGCATGCCGCCTTTTTTCATACCCATACCACCCATACCGCCCATAGATGTATCAGCCATAGGCGTAGGACGCTTCATGCCGTCTTTAGCAGTGCTCATACCTTTTTTCATCACGGGTTTACCCATACTTGTAGCCATATCACCACCTCTTTTAAAAGATTTGCCTTTATCGGCATTGTTGAACTCTTTACCCACGGACTGTGGGACTCCCGCCTTCTTAGCAAACGATGGATTGTTGGCCACCGCTGCCATGAAATTGTGTTGTTTCTTGCTTACGCTTGGCATATTAGACCTTAATGATCCAGCCTTTGCCAATCACAAAGCCAACAACCAACATACCAATCCAGATCAAAGCTTTTTCTATAACGGTTTTACCAACCTTTTTATAGAACTCACCAGACATTTCTTCAATGGCTAGTTTTGCCGCTCTTCTGGCAATAGCTTCTTCACGATCTGTTAATTCAATTTCGTTCATGTTAGCAATTCCAAGCCCTAAGAGCTTTGTTGATGCGTGAGTCCGGATCTTTTGCCGTCTTCTCGCTTGTCAACTTCTTTTTCATGCCGCTCATCCTCGCACAAAAAGAGTCTCGCCGGGAGCCTCCTTCTGGCTGGGGACGTTTCAAGTTCATGCCTTGCGCTTTCGCAGAGGCTCGCCCTTTGGCGTTCAAGCCGCCCTCTGGGTTCTTCCCTTCTTTCCTCTGCCATGCTGGTGACTTAGCCATAATAAATCGTTGCCGTTACGCTTGTTCCAAGGCCAACGTAAATACCGTTGGGGCAATAAATACCTTCACCGGGAATCCTAACTGGCAAACCTACCGTGCTAAATGTATCCAATTCCAACAACAAAGTTGTGTACATAGTCACATTGCCAGTTGCACTTGCAGTTGTAGAAGTTACAGTAAACACGTTTGCGTTTGTTACCGTAACTGCATAAACGGCGTCCCGGCTTGCGCCAGAGGTCATGTCTAAAAACACACGTTGCCCATTGACTAAACCGTGGCCCGCAATCGTGACTGTGATTGTGGTTGTTGTTTGGCTATACGTACCTGACTTTTTAACTGTTGGATCAGCAACAGCCATATTACGTATTGAAGATGTGCCAGAAGTTACAGTAATGCCTTTTAACCGCGTAGCGTAACTTACCGCTGTGCCCGAGGCGCTTTGATGGACTGCTTTAACGTCATACTGCATTGTCATGGCTTACCCCTTATCCATAAAAAATGGTTGAGGTTACGACACTTGCTGCGGGTAATCCCACATAAATACCATCTAAAGCCAAGACGCCTTCGCCCGGAATGAACGTATAAAACGAAGTGGCAGTTGAGCAATCAAGCTCAACCAAAATTTGGTTGTACACAGTTACATCACCAGAGGTAGTTAACGTCCCTGTTGTCACCGTGAAGGTATCTATTGTTACCGCTGTTACCACATACATATTGCTAACGCCATCACCATCAGCAAACTGTAGCCACACACGTGAACCCGCAGCAACCCCATGGCCTGCAATAGTCACCGTACAAACTGTAGTCCCGGGGATGTCATACGTCCCAGACTGGGGGACATTATTTGCTATGGCTATGTTGTATGTAGTAGACGTTGTAGGAGATATTACGACCCCCTTCAAGCGGGTGCGATAAGGCACAGCTACCCCTGAGACACTGTTGTGATACGACTTTACGTCATATTGCATCGTCATGTTGTTGCTCCGGTTCTGGTGCTTCTAGCCTGTTAATCAACATCTTGTACGCTTGGATTGTGGCTTGAGCCTGAGTCAAAAAGGTTTGGGCCTTCTGTGCTTCAGTCTCAAGTTCACGAATCTCAGTCTCCAAGAATTCCTTGGTGATCTGCATATTAGCTGTTTGTTGTAGTCAACATGATGTAGTACGCAGTACCTGCGCTGTCCACAATCTTCAATGAGTTTGTAGCTGCGCCTTGAGTATTGGCCGTAATCATGCCAGATGGAACATTAAACAAGTTAGCTACTGTGCCAGTGCCGCTGTTTGTGAAGCGGATGAACGAAGCATTTGTCCAAGTGCCGCCAGAGGCAAAGTTAGAGTCAGCTTGAATAGCTGCGATCGTGCCACCGGGGTTTGTAGATGTACCGCCCAAAGTAGCGCGAAGAGCGTTACCTGCGCCAGAGATAGTGCCAGAACCGTTGATGCTCAAGCTGATGTGAGCGCCGTTAACAGTACCGCCAGTAGCTGCGCCAGCGCCTGTGACTTGAGTCAAAGCACGGTAAGTTTCGCCAGAGCCAGTTGATGTAAAAGCCAAACGCTGATAAGACAGACGTGTATCGCCGGTAGCAGCGGATGTGGTGACGTAAGACTCGGATACGTTAGTAGCGGTAGTCTCAACGATGGGGGAAGAAGCTGTTCCGGTGATAAAGCCATTGTTAGATATGACTGGGCCGGAAAACGTGGTATTTGCCATGATGTGTCCTTACATACAAGTAGAGTGCATTAGTCTGTATGTCGTCAGCCGGGACTGTCTAATGCACCGGATAACCCCGGGTTAAAAGCAATATACAACAAAAGAAAAGGGGGCGCAAGGCCCCCTTTCAAATATTTCCTAAGAAATATTAAGCGCCGGCGGAACCGTACATGCCCAATGGATCGCTCCAGCCAAAGCTGTAACGCTCACGAGACTTGTAACGCACGTTGCCTGTATCGAAGTCACCGTCCATGCTGTTCTGCAAGGGGGTACGAACGAAATGCTTCATGCCGTTAGGCACGTCTGTAGTCAAGAACCAAGCATTGGTGTCGGTCAAGAAGTGGTTAATTGTGTAGCCACCGGGGATTGAACCGTTGTTCTTCAATGCATTGATATCGTTGTCAGCAGTAGCGACGCGGAGTTCAGTCTCAAGCAAACGAGTTGCCGTGAACTGTAATGCAGATGGAACCACCAACTTATTGGGCTTAGCAGCAATCAGCAAACCACGCTCATCAGTCCAAGCAGCGATCTGAATAACAGCGTTTTCCAACGATGTTTCATTCAAGTCAGCAGGAGTAGATGGGATGTTGCTGTTAGTACCGCCGGAGACCAAGGGGTGTGCGCTGGAGAACAGAGCAACACCGTCACCACCAGCGTAAGCATTGCTGAAGCCGTTATTCAAAACAGCAGCAGCTTTAACTTGCTTGGTGTAAGCCATAGCACGAGCCAAACCTTTGGTGTAGCGAGCAGACAAGCTGTCGTACAAGTTATCTTCGATAGCTTCTTCAGTCAAGCTGAAGCCCAAAGCAATGGTTTCGTGGTTGTAACGAGCAGTCCATGCTTCTTGTGCATTGTCATAAGCGATGGCAGAACCCTCGTTTTTGACAGGAGCAGCTGAGAAACCAGACAGCTTTGTTTCTTCTTCAAATGAACGCTCAGAAGTTTCTGTTTCGTACAGTTCTTTGTGCTCTTCGCCGTAGCGAGCGTACTCTAAACCGAACAATGCGTTCAGACCTGGGAGCAACTCTTTAAGTAGTTGTGCGCGTGAAATAGCCATGGTTTATGCTCCTTATTAAGCTGTAGCAGTAGCTGCGTAATACTCGTGTTGACCGAAGTTCAACTTAACGAGCAACTCAGGATACTGTGCAAACACGATTGTCGAACTAGCCGCAAAAGCGTCTACCGGCGCAGCGTTCAAAATAAACGAAGTTGCGCCCGCATTAGCTGCGGTATCAACAAACGAACCAGAAGGAATGTACTGACCATTTGCAGCAATCGAACCTACATCTGTACCAACAGGCAATGCAAAAGGCAAAGCTGAGCAGGTAATAGTAGCGCCGGAAGCACTGACATAGGTAGCATTTCCCAATGTCACCACGGTATCAGGCACTAGGCCCAAAACACGAATTGGTAACGCATCGGTAGTAGCAGGCGTATTGGTAGGGGCCAACAGCGCATTAGCAGAATTACCAGTGTTCTCATTACCCGTGTTGTCAATCATGGCCAAGTTTTGACCAATCATAGCGCGAGCGCCAGAAGCCATAACAACGCCAGAAGAACAGACGGCAGCTTTAAAGACAGTGTCAGGATCATCACAAACGATCGCAACACAATCACCAGCAGTAGTGCCACCGGGCCAGTACTGAGCAAATTGTTTTTGCTTAGTCGTAGGGTTGGTGTAAGAGCAGCCCAAGAAAACACCTGTAACAGTGCCGAGGGTACCGGTAGAAACAGACAAACGCCCAATATTGCCACGAGACAATCCAACAATGTCGCCGTAGAAAATATCAGTCGCATATCCGTAAGGGATCGCATATTCACGAGTAGAACCCGCAAATACTTGACCGCCGATCAGGTTGATCGGCTTTAGGCCGTAGGGGGCCGCAACGACGGGATAAGCCATAAAAGACTCCTATTTAAATTTAAGTACCTTTACCAAAGCTCGTCGAAGATTTCCGCTCATTGAAGATTGGCATCCGCGCATCGCTTTGACGCATTAAATTGTTATCTACAGCATCCGCCTGTGCTTGCGTCATATCAGCAAAGTGTTTTGTTCGCTGATCAACAAACTCAGAAGGAGTCTTGCAAAGTAACAATCCGCCAATCTCAATGCTGTCTTTAAAACGGCTATTGGGATCAACTAGCAGTTGAAATTTAGGTTGCTCTTCGACATTAACTACCTCCCAACCTTCGCGCAATTTAGCGGAGAGGTTACGAGGATCGGCTGCATTCAAAGTAGAGACCCGAATCCATCTGTACGCGTAGCCCGGAGTCTTATCTGGCTCCGGTAGAAGTTCCGCCTGCTGCCACTGCTTGGGGCGCTCTTGGGTAGTTCTATTTGTAATCTCGCGTTGTAATCTGCTTTCAGCCATTTAGGCCTCCAATTTCATAAGTTCACGAGCATATTGCTCGTTGGTTAATCCAAACTTCTTTGCCAAGCCCACCTGCGTCTTAGAAAGAACTACTTTTTTAGGAGCAGTACTCCTCTTAGCTGGTGCGACCACCGTGCTTGGTTTTGTACGTTGAGGTTTATCTTCCTCTTCGTTGTAAGTAGTGCCAAATTCTTCTGGGAACCGGCGCTGAACTTCTTTATCTATCGTTGCATAGTACTCATTCGTACCAATGAAACCTCGACCATATTTAGACTCTAAATCCTCGTGGACACCTTCAGCATATCTGCGCATAGATCGTTTATTCTGGTCAACGAACCATGGATTTTTTGCCACCCATGACGCAACTTTCGGGTCCATTTGAGGGTTTTGAGACCTCTGTGGTGTGAGTTGTACATCATTTTCTTCATTTTGTACAGTAGGTCTGAAATTTTTTGCTTTATCAAGTTTAAGCTGAGCACGGATCATTTCCTGCTGAGCTTCAAGTAACTTGTCAGAATCACCTGAATCGTAGGCTTCTTTGTAGTTGCGGCTAGCTTTATCAACTTCCATCTCAGCGGAGTTCTGATATGTAGAAATAAGCTCTTTTTCGCCTGATTGCAGGACGTTTTTAAGCTTACGGTTCTCGTCAAGAATACGCTGTGCAACGGCTAAAGACTCTTGTTGCTCACGTATTGCAGCCTCTTTCTCCCTACGCTCGTCGTGCCAAGCTTTCTTGTATTGCTTAAATTTAAGCTTTACGTTATGGGAGTAATCTTCAGAGTCGTCGGCTTTCTCCAAGTCCTCTTTAATAGCCTCTGGAAGAGGTTCTACAAACCGGTCTTCAGGGGGAGTATCGTCTTTTACATCTACTTTAATTTCAATGTCGTCGCCCTCAATAGAGATATCGAGGGTATCTTCGGGTTTACCCTTATCTTCTTCGTCAGGAAACTTATAACTGTCGTTAAATTTAGGCATGTGCGCTCCTTATTTGCGTTTTATGCCGCGTGGATCGTCAACAATACCTTCTACAGTATCGTCGTTGATGATGCGGAACTCTCTACCGTGGATGACTAGTCGTGAGCCAGCGTAGGGCCGGACCAAAACAAAGTCGCCTTGTTTACACCAAGGTCCCGTTGGGAACTTTGTTGTATCTTTGTAACAGTCTGGGCCAAGCTCAACTACAAACAAGACCGTTGTGAGGGTCTCTTCGTTGCGCATGGTTTCGTCTGCTTTCATCAAACCAATCTCGCTCTCTTCAAACTGCTTCTCCGCCTCAGGAATTGCGCACAGAATGCGGTAGCCTGATGGTTTAGGTAGCTGTTTTGCTTTCTCTTCCGCTTTTTTGTGCATTAGTGCTGATAGATCAACAACCTTGCTCAAATCTAGCGTAGGTAAATCACTCATCCGAGTTCTCCAAGTTTTTTGTCAGGTCTGCAATGTTTCTGCGAGCTGTGAGTAGACCTGTGATAACCCCACATTTATTGCAGTACTCCTCGTAAGACTTAGCAGATTTGGCTCCTAAGTCTTCCTCGATTTGTTTGATGTTTGCATCAATTTGCTGGATCAAAAGATCCAACGCTTGCCTAGTTTGGTACATCAGTCACCTCCCTTTGGTTTCTGTTGCTTTGATTTGCTTTCCGTTTGCATCCGAGCAATCTCTCTCTGGTTAGCCAGCATTGTTCGGTGCTTTTCTACATCCATACCTGTTGAAAAGCCGGCTTGCTCATGCGCGTGATCACGTTGTGCTTTATCAGCCTGCGCTTTCATTGCAATCTTCACGCCTTCAGTCTCCTGCTGCGCATTGATCCGCTCACGCTCAATCTGTAGTTGAGCCTGTTTGAGCATGACATCAGCCTGATCTTTAGCCGCCTTACGCTGCTGCTCTTGGGCTTTAATTTGAAGTTCTTGCTGCTGCAACTGAATAAGCGGGTCCTGCTGCATCTGTTGATTCTTCTGCTGCTGAGCTTGTTGTTGAGCTTGCTGTAAGAGTTGCTGAGATGCCTGCGCAGCCATCTGAGATATCTGAACCTCCATCTCTGGAGACATATCAACTTCATCTGCATCCTCGTTGTACGGAGGCAGAGTCTGACCCATAGCCTGCTCAATCTGTTTACGCATCTCCATACCCAAATGCTCAGCAACGTGCGCCGAACCTACAGCCATAAGTTTTTGCGCCAATTGAGGACTCTGACCCAACATTTGTTGGATACGAGGGTCTTGAGCCATGGCCATGTGAACAGCAATGTGGGCTTTATGATCTTGGTACAGGAACGCTTTAACAGGCTTGTTATTGAGCATGTTTTGGTTTTCTGTAACAGGATCACGAGGCTTCATGTCATCGTTTATTGGCACAAGCTTCTGGTAGTTTTTGATACCCAACACATCTAACATCTGACGATGCAAGAGAGGTAAGTCGTACAACTGAGGAGCTGTCTGCGCAAGCTGCAACGCAGCCTGATACTGAACAACCTTCTGAGCCATCGTCGCAGCATTGGGATCACTCACTGGGATGATATCGACCATGTCGTAGTCAGACTGCTTTGCACGACGCCCGCCTTCTTCTGGCTCGTAACTGTACGTAGGCGGCGTATAGTCGCGGATGATTACTTTCAAGAGCTTAAACTCTTGTTTCATTGAGTAGTGGATGCGAGACTGAACAGCACTCATTGTCTTAAGCTGACGCTCAAGGATAGCCAACGTAGTGCCTACAGGAGCTTGCGCCGACATGTCTGATGTCTGCAACTCAACCGCGCCAGCAAACTTGCGTCCTTCATCAATGATCTGATTTAGGAGCGCTGCCAAGACCTGTGATGGCTCCTTGTATGGCAAAGGCATAATGTTGTCACGCATTGTGCCGCTAGGTACGTCTACATCACGGAACTCGCCCGGGGAGATTGGGGTGTCGTCACCTTTGGTACGTAGTCCTCGAGTTTTAAATCCCCCGGGTAGATTAGATAGAGTTCCAGCGTCCACCAACTGACGAAGAATAGAAGTACCAGATTTAGCAAAAGCACCAATAAGATGGACAAGGCCAAAATTATAAAAACCAAACCCGGGAATGTAACCGTAGTGGACGAAATGCGTGCGCTTTTGGCAGAGGTCGTCGTCCGGTTCCCAGTTGCGGCGGATTGCAAGGATGTTCGTTGTACCCTTTTCAATCGTGACGATGTATGGGAGCGCAATCCCCGTCTCTTTGCCTGTGTCTTCGTCTTTATGCTCATAGCCTTTTAGGTCTAAATCGACCTGTATCTCCAAGAGTTTGAATCGATCATCTTGCGTTGCACGAAAACCCATCTTTTCTGCAATACGCTTCTCAACTTCGTCCATTGTCTGGGTAGGCTCACCCAAGTCAATATCACGGTAGAAACCTTCATGCTGAAGACGTTTTAAGTCGTTTTTGTTCTTACGCATAACGTGCGTGATACGTTCTGCATCAGCAAGACTTGAAGCACCGTAAGGCACAACCACATCTTCTGCTGGCGCATACATAGATACTTGACGACCAAGTGATGGGTCGTAGTACACCTTCTTAAACGCGTTACCAGCAAGGCCCAAGCCCCAGAGCATGCGCTCATGCTCAGGTCTGTACTCTTTCATTACGTCAGTAAGCTGGTAGTTCATGTCTTCTTGAACTCGCTCTGCTGCGTCTTTCTTCTCGGGGGTTTCTTTGCCGATAATCTTAGTCTTGACGGGGCCAGATGCAGGGAATGTCTCCATCATGGTCTCAGCTTGGAACTTCACAACTGCTTCAGTCAAGAGCGGGTGATACACGCCGCAAGCACCGGGCCAAGGCTCTGTTCTTTCCTCAATCTTCAAGCCTAATAGTTCTAGGCCATCTACATAAGTCTGTACCCAATCTTTACGGGCGGATACATCAGACTCAAAGTCCCCAATCAACTCGCTAGCAAGTGATGCAAGAACATCATCAGAGATCTCTTCAGCTAAGTTTTTACTAAACTCATCATCGCCCTCTTCTGGCTCAATTTCAATTTCTACATCCCCTGCTTTGATACGTACTGCCTCAGGGTCTTCAATCTCAATCTCGATTGGCTCTTCCATCTCCCCTAACTGATCCAGTCCTTGGGGAGCCTCGTACAGAGCTTTGTCAATGTTAGTCGCCATGATTATCCTTAAATACGTTACAAATATCCGTATAAGTTAAGCCTCGGTCTTTTCCAAGAAACTCAACGGTTAACAAGTACCGAGTCTCAGCAAAGTTAAGTACTGTATGCTGCCGCCTTGTATTAAAAACAAAATACTTGCTGGGTTTATACGCAAGCTCAATAACAGGGAACGAAACGCCCTCTGTGTTCTCTGCAAATAGACATTTACTGCCATTATCTTCTAATAACATGTTGATGCCAACTTGCCTGTCCGTGTCCGTATGCCACCTGTAGCAGGTGTTGGGCGGCAACTTTAAGATACCAACGTGAAAATCAAATTTATTGTGTGCCAACCACATGAACAGCGGCTCTTTAGTCGCAATCTCTACAGGTAGTTGCGCCGCAGTAAAGTTGTAATAGAGATGCCAGACCTCATTGCTTTTGCTAAATGCTAGCGCTTCGTCTGCAATAGCCGACGGGACTGGGAGTTCGTAAAAGAATTGTTCCATCAGTAATACGCTGCTTTTTTGCGATACGATTTTAAAAAATTATCTTCCGGCTCGTCCGTTGGAAGTCGTAAAAACCCACCCTGCCGGAATCTTAACAGCGCAAGCGTTGTAGAGTCCACCAAGTCATCGTTGGTGCCGGCTGGAAAGTCGTTGCACTCTTCTATTACTTCCTTAGCCCACCGGTGGTCAGGTGCGTACACGATGCCAGACGCAAATAAGTCAGACACTGCGTTCACACGAGCTATTTTGTCCTGTCCTTTGCCCGGAGTAAACTCCCCTACAGGCACGCCCATGCGTCTAAACTCCTGATACAGAGCCGATCCGTTGGATTTCTTCTCCACCATGAACGCATCTGGCTGCCACTCTCTGTACTCCTCAAGCACCAGCTTCTTAAGCTCTGGGTACTCCATCCTTTTCTTGATGGCATTAAGCAAAATGATGGCAAAGTTCTGTGTTTCCTCGTTATAAAACACACCCCACGTCGTCAACGCGTTATAGTCGGCTCTATTAGTGGCTTCTTGCGCAGCATCGAGCGACATAATGATGAACTCGCATTCGGGAGGGTCTTCTTTTTCCCAAATTTTCCACCATTCACGTTTAATCAGCGCTCCTTCCTCAGAAGTGGGCTGCTGCATGTACTGCGCGTTCCAATAACGGATGTCCAGGGCCGCTTTTTTAGATAAAAGCTCCTCAACATCCCAAAATTCTGGCCAAAGTGCCTGTCCGTCATCTTTAATTGCAGGAAACTCAACCACTTCCCACGGATCTACGTCTTCATTTTGTTCAGTCTGCTTAACAATCATACCCGTCAGGTCTAATTTAGACCAACGAGTCATAACAATGATAATAGCGCCGCCTGGCATAAGACGCTGAAGAGGGCCAGACTGGAACCACTCCCAAGCAGGTAGAAAAACGTCAGGTCTACCTGTTTTGGCTTCCTGTTCAGAGTGTGGATCGTCAATAATAAAAAGGTCAGCACCCCTACCAGCAAGAGCGCCCCCAACACCAATAGCAAAATATTCGCCATTAAAGTTAGTCCCCCATCGTGAAGCAGATTTAGAGTCAGACTGAAGCTCTACTTGCGGAAATATGCCCTTATAAGCTTCCGATCCAACGAGGTTACGCACACGACGGCCAAAGTTAACAGCCAGATCTGCCGTATGGGAACCCATGATGATTTTTTTCTGTGGATACTTACCCAAAAACCAGGCCGGAGCGAGATAGGATATAAGTTCTGATTTACCATGTCTCGGAGCGATATTAACAATAACCCGTTTTTTCTTACCTGCAGCGATATCTTCAAAAATTTGTATAAGTTTAAGGTGGTGAGGTCCCACTTTATAGCCCGGATAGACGTGGTTAATGAAGTCAAGGAAGCTCTCCTTACCCATACTCTGGGTCATCTGTGCATCATAAGTTTTTAACAACTCAAGAGTACGCCTTCTCTTTTTGTCAGGCATCCCCGGCAGCGCTTGTCGCAGCTTAAAAATAGCTTCAGGCGTTAGTGTTTGACTCATGCTTTATTACTTCGCGTGCTTCAACGTCAATGACCTTACTTTCTAGGCTTTCTAGGGTCTCCAAAAGTTCTTTTTCTACCTCTTCGGCAGATAAAATTCTGTGTGTAACTTCTGAGCGTTTCTTGAATGCGTCTACACCATCTACTTCACCTAAATTTCTTATGGCAGTAAGGCGTGCTTTGGGGTCGCGTGTATGTTCAATTTCATGCACAAGCTTATTTACTACATACAGTTTAAAGTCTGACAGTTCTTCAACAATAGATACGTTCATCTGAGCAACCATACCTGCAAGAAACGCTAGTGTTTCGTTAGGGTACTTAGCAAACTCGGGTCTATGTTTAGGATCAGGCGCCATCTGACGAGCTAACTCTGTAGCTTGTGCAGCGTTATCTTTGGTAGGGGATATCTGCTGACCCGTAAGGTCAGACATTAACTTAATGACATTGGCCCGCATTTGCAATTCTTCAGCGGGCGATAGATCAGGGAACGCCTCTTTTGCGTTCTGTGGCAGAGGAATGTTCTCCTCTATATACGGCATTATTTGTTCCATGTCAGCGAAGGCTCCTTCGGCAGTTGTTGTAAATGTAACAGAAAAATATATCTTTGTGCAAGGGGAGGTTAGGAATCCTACCGGGGGGGTGTTTCTGTGGAGAAAAAGCGGAGAAAAAGCGGAGAACTGAAGAGGGGGTGGGGGTACTTCAGATGGGGATCGTAATCGGCAATGGGGTGTGGCGGCGAGACGTACCTTATGGCTGGGAACCCGCATGGATACTGGGTTATACGAATTACACTCAACAGTCAATTGTGCAATCTACTTTACTTATAAATATTTTTTGGAAGGACCGGGGTGTGTAATTGGAGGGGGGTGGTTGGACAGGTTGGACGGGATGTTTGCCATTTTGGGGTAATTGTTTGCGTGTAGCCGCCGTGTAATTCGTGAGCTGCGGATCAATGCCCCTGTGTAATTCGCAAAATTAGGGGTTTACTTTACATAAGAATGGAGTGGATTTGGGAAAAATGTGGAGTTATTTGTGCGTGTTAGGGGGTATGGGGTACGAGGGGGGACCCATTGAGGGTCTTGGGGGGTGGGGGGGGGGGGTGTCCCCTTGCCAAACTTTACTTATAGCCCCATATCCCACATACTGACCTCAATGCAACACGGTTGTGGTTGCAGATTCTCTGAAGGGAGACTGACATGTACACAGTAAATGTACGTTGGGGTGAGCTGACTAAGACTCACAAGGCTTGGACACTTAGCAGTGCCAAGGCATGGATGTACACATACCCTAACAAGGATGTGTTTGCAAAGGTGACCAACCTGTTTGGTCGGACAGTTGCAGTGCGGTACAAACGCTAAGCAACAAGGGGGATGGTGACAGCATCCCCCATCTTAAGGAGATGGTATGTATTACGGTTTAGCTTTGGTGGTTAGCACAATCACCTTTGCCTTGTCGTTAGCCATGTTGCTACCACAAGGTATGTGGCTCGGGTTAGTGGGCTTGGTAGTTAGCACGGCATTGATCACATTGATCTTGCCTAAGATCCAACACAAGGACGACTGATGAGGCTTTAGTAGCCGAAACCGCAGGGATGCGGTCTCGTTCATTAACAAAGGAGAGAACATGAAAACATTAGGTGAATTGCTTAGAGACAAGATCAACGCTTCGATTGAGAAGCGCCAGCAACTTGAACTTCAATGGTGGGATGCATACAAAGAAGTGTACAACGTGCGCCCACGTTGGATAGACATCTCAGGATGGTCTGACGCTAAATTAGTAGAGGAGCTCGATGCGCTCAGCAGACCCGCTGAACACGAACACTCAATGGCAAAATATGAAGAACAACTGATGAGGCTTAAGTAGCCGAAACCGCAGGGATGCGGTCTTGTTCATTAACACAGGAGAGAAACATGGTACAGCTTAGATTATTTGACACACTGGATGACATACAGTACGCAATGAGCTTGACTAGCGCCGAGCTACCAAAAATAAAGCAAGCAAATTATGATGCATATTGTTTTATCAAAGACATTCGTAGCATCGTACATAAACAAAAACACATGTATAAGAGGGCTGATATGGAATACAAACAGGACATGGATCGTATTTATAGGTAACCAAGGGAGCTTCGGCTCCCTTTTCTTTTTGCCGTCACATCGTGCCACCTATTGTAGTTAGAGCGCGTCTCTGATACCAGTTATCTACGGCGAGAGCGAGAAGTGCGCGCGGGCGACAAGCGCGTTAAATAGAACCTCATCCCCGCGTGGAACTTTACTTAAAGGCTCCACTAGAGTACTGTTACATCACTGGGAAGCAATTCAGCCCCCAGTGTTTTCTCAAACCGTTCATTCTTATGGAGATTTGAACATGGCAAAATCAGCCGCAAAAGTCGTGGAATCCGCCACGCAAGTATCTTTTAGTTCACTAAAAGACTCAGCCTACCAACAAGCGGGAGCCGCTAAGACTCTTGAAGACGTAGCCCGCTACGTTTTGGGCAAAGTCAAAGACTTCCCAAAAGAGATCCCAACCGAAGCCAAAGACGAACTTTATGACGGCTACCGCATGAAGTTTAATTTGCTCAAGCCTGAAACCATGTATGCGGTCATCAATGACCACTACGTAGTTGCTACGCAAGAGCATAAAACCAACGACAAGGTTGAAAAGATCAACATTGGTATTCCATATGCTTACAGTTACTCGGCTCAAGAGTTCGGTAAGTTGGCAAACACCAACCCAGCCCTTCACGCTCTTGTCAAAGAGATCAGGGATAAATGTGCTACTTATTGCTCAAATCGACTGGGCGACTTAAAAAGAGCCGCTACGAAGATTCTTAAAGAGGGTCAAGAGGGTCGAGCAAGAACCGCTAATAAGAACTTTGGAGAGTTCATTGAAGATTGGTTCAAAGAAGCCGCGCCAACTAGGCTGATATCAGCCAAGAATCGTGGCGACAAAACCGCTGACGACAAGCGTTGGAATGAAGCCAAAGTGGCTTTCATGGTGAAGTGGAAGCACTCAGACGCTAAGTAATTAGCCAAAACCCCCCAAGCCGAACGGTTTGGGGGGTTTTTTTTCGCCTGTGCTTTTTGATACCAGTTATTTTCTGTCGCGCGCGGGAGTGCGTGTGTGGCGAGCGAAACCCTTAAATAGTACCCCACTCCCCTGTGGAACTTTACTTTAGACCCCACACTATGCCAAGATACATCATCACTTAGAAAACAACTAGGTGATGTTTCATTAACTTTTTAGGAGAGACACATGTCTACATTTTCATCATTGAAAGATCTTGGTTATCAACAGGCAGGTACAGGAGACAGTTTAGATTCACAGGCAAGTTATGCCTTGGCTAACATCACAGGGTTTCCCAAGGAAATTTCTAGCGAAGCAAGGGAAATGCTTTATGAGGGTTATAGATTACGCAACAGCGAGAAACATCCTGCCAAGGTCTATGCTGTGGTCAATGACCATTATGTTCTGGCATCACCTGAACAGGTCAAAAATGCCAAGGTAGAGAAAATTGAAATTGGTGTTGCGTATGCCTTTGCATATTCACAGCAGGAATTTGGCAAGCTCAAAAACACTAACCCTGCCTTGCATGGGATCATAAAAGAAATACGGGATGCTGTGGGTGACTACTGTTCTAATCGATTAGGTGATCTAAAACGTGCTTGCAATAAAATACTCGCCAAGCGAAATGGCAAAACAGTATCACGCACTACATTGGATTTCGCACAATCCATGCACAAAGATTTCGAAGCTCAAGAGAAATCTGTAAAAGTGAAACAAGCCAAGGGTGACACAACAGCAAACAGCGCCAAGTATGCCCTTGCCGTAAAAGCGTTCTGGACGACATACAACAAGTAACATTGTTGTTAGCCAAGCCCACATGGTTTTCCATGTGGGCTTTTTTTTTGTCCGTGTTATTTGAAACCAGTTATTTTTCGACGCGCGCGAGAGGGCGCGCATGGCTGAACAAGGCTCTTAATTAGCATCCCACGCATACGTGGTAATTGCTTTGCATCGCCTACCGTTTTCAGAACTGATAGGTTGCAAGGTTTGTTCTGGCATTTTGTAGAACATGTTCTACTTTTAAAAGCATAGTTAGAACAAGAAAAGTGAGGATCCATGCGGGTTGCGGAGGTTTTGTTCTAATGTTCTACGTTTTTTGGGCAGGATGGGGAAACTTGGCAAAAAGTGCAGAGATCAAGACCTTCTCAGCCAATGCAACGCAAAAAGCAAAAAAACCGAAAAAGGGAGGCATATACCAATTTTCCGTAGAACATTAGAACAACTATATATTTTTTTATAAAATAATTAATAAAAACAACAACTTAGAGAACACGCACCCCCCAAAATCCGTTCTATAAGCATAGTACGAAAAGTAGAACAGACTAGAACATTAGAACAAAACTCAGCACACAGTTCCCCTGCCTCCAACTGCCGTACAAAACTACTTTTTTTATTAACTGCTTGACTCATATGTCAAGTTATGTTATACTGGAGTCTGGGTCGGGAGGTAGATGCCAAGCGACCCTAATTAGCTTCCCACGCATGCGTGGGTTTTGTTTCCACCAATCGGTGTCCTTTGCAGGAACCACAAGGAGAGATCATGATAGTTTCGTTTATGACTGCATTACCTGTTAAGCAGGTAGAGAAAGCAACAGATTGGATGCAGGCTATGCCTCGTTCAGTCCGCAAGACTTTGCGTCTTACCAAGCCCCGTCAGCGCAATGTCAATACCCACGATGGCGTGGATGACTATTTGGCAGTTGATTGCCGTATCGACACATACCACACACAGAACCTTGAGTTCCTTGATCGTGAGTATGGCTTCGATGAGTTCGGAGACATTGACGACGAGCATGAAGGCTTGACCATCACCGAGCCTATGAACGAGGTCGAATCGTTCCAGTACTTGACTGGCTACGACATCATCTAATCACATTTGCAACTAAGCACCCACGGAGACGTGGGTCATCAACTAGGAGATCATTATGGGAAAAGTAAAAGTTCAATACGCACCGCTCGACTTCGCACCTGAGCAGGAACAACAACAGGAGACAGTAAGCCGTAGTATGTTTCTACTTCTGTGCAACGGCAAACCCTTGGCGTTGTATGACCATCGGGACACTGCCGAGTACGAGATGCACATCTGCATCCAAGGCGATATGCACGAGGGATACGAGAACAAGTACCGCATCAAGACCATGGGCGTAGTCACCC